ATTATTTTAAAAATTTAATATTTAATTTTAAATATTAAATTATTTACATATTATCAATTGTTTTTTTTAATGCATCTACCCAACTCATTCCTTCTGCTTTAGCATCTTCCCAAGGTTTACCTAAAGCTTTTTTTACATAATCTTTCATTTTCTTCATTGCTTGAGGATGATTAATCCCTTCTTTATCTTTAATTAGTTTTAATAATTTTTGTTGTAATTCTAAGTGAGGTGCTGCTGCTCTTTTAGCTTTTTTAGATCCTTTCTTTTTACTAGATTTCTTGGATGATTTTTTAGAAGATTTCTTTTTGCTAGTTTTTTTAGATACTTTTTTACTTCTCTTAGCTTTCTTAGATGCTTTCTTTTTACTAGATTTCTTAGATGTTTTTTTAGAAGTTTTCTTCTTACTAGATTTCTTAGATGCTTTTTTACTTCGCTTAGCTTTTTTAGATGATTTCTTTTTACTAGATTTCTTAGATGCTTTTTTAGAAGCTTTCTTTTTACTAGATTTCTTAGATGTTTTTTTACTTCGTTTAGCCTTTTTAGATGTTTTCTTTTTACTTACTTTTTTACTTACTTTTTTCTTAGACATTTTCTTTTTACTAGATTTTTTAGTATGACAACTACCACCACCAGATAATTTTTTACTTACTTTGTTTTTGTCACAACTATTACCGCCAGATAATTTTTTACTTACTTTGTTTTTGTCACAATTATCTCCACCAGTTAACTTCTTACTTACTTTTTTAGATGTTTTTTTCCCACCAACTAATTTTGTAGTTTTTTTAGAAACTTTTTTAGTTACACTCATTAAATTATGTTGAGATTTTTTTTTTCCGTTTAAAACTAATTCAACATTTTCGCCACCTCCATTTTGTGTATTTTTAAATATATTTCTTAATTTCATTTCAAGATCTGCAGTTGAAGTTTCAGATTCTATAGATTTTTCTTCTTTCTTTGGAATGTCAACTAATGACACCCATTCTGGTAAATTTAATGTAGAAGCTGTATCAGTTTGTAGAAAATCAGATATATTTTTATTATTTTTTTTATTTTTAAGAAAAATATCAGACATTTATATATATATTTTTTATTTTAATTTGATAATTGATACAAAATAAAATGCATTAAATATCATTTTTATATTTCTTCTTCTATAGTAATTATTACATTTTGCATTGCACTAGATACTAAATCTATTGTAGGATCATTTTTTGTATTATCATGATTATAATCGCCAATTAAATATACACTTTCAAAATTATAATTTTCATTATTAAATAATTTACTAATAATATTAGTTAATTCTTCTATATGATTTTCTTTATTAGCTAGTGCTTTTAAATGGATATTAACAATCCAAAAATTATTATTTATTAGATATGCATTTGATTTTTTTGTTAAAATACTTGATTTGATTATTTCTTCATTTTCTTTACGAACAATTTCTATTCTTTCATTAATATTTAAATTATTACTAAAAAATATTCCACTTGTATATTTATCATGAATATAATTAACATTGTAACTTGTCATTTCTATTATTTTATTTAGTATTCTATTACATGTATCTTCTAGAAAAAAAATATGATCATTATCATTTACTTTATTTTTTAATACTATTTCCTGACATATTAAAACAAAAGGATCATTTACATATTTTCTTAAATGAATTTCTAATAATTCTAATCTTTGTTCAAAATTTTTATCATATTCCGGATAAATACATCTGCAAAGTCCTTCTAAATTAAAACTTATTAAATTAATTTTTTCATCTAATTTTTTTAATTTTAAAACGATTCCATTATGATCTGAAATATAGTTTAATTTATTAATAATTTCAAATTCACTTTCTTCAAAATCATTTGAAGAAGAATTTTCTATTTTAATAATAGCATCTAAACTACTAGGACTTCCTAAATTACTAAAATTTTTAGTAACATTATTTGGCAGAATGTTTACTAATTGTGATCCAAGAGCTGCTACATTATGTGCATTATCTTCACAAAACAACATTCTAGAAGGAAATTGAGTTTTAGGAAAATCATCATCAATAGTAGAAAGTAGTTTTAATATAAATGTATTTTCTATTTCTTTTTTTTTTAATTCAAATTTATAATTAAACTTAGATTCTATAATTTCAAAATCATTATCATCATTTCCTTTACCAATTTGACTTTTATTTTTTATATATTTATTTTTAAAATTTTGATAACGAAATATTATTTTTTTATTAAGTTGCATATATTATATTCACATAAATAAATTGAATTATAAAATTATTTAGAATAATAATACTTATAATAAGTAAAATGGGAGTACCTGGCTTTTTTAAATGGTTACTAGTAAAATACAAAAATAAAGACTTTATTAAAAATAAATATGAAATTAATTGTGAATTAGATTCTTTACTTATTGATACTAATTGTTTATTACATCCTCAATGTTTTAAAATTTTAAATGATAATCCTCATTTAGACGATCATGAAAAACTAGAAGATAAAATGATAAAACAATGTATTAAATATTTAGATGAGGTAATTCATTTTATTAATCCGAGTAAAGAAGTTTATATTGCGATAGATGGTGTTGCTCCAATAGCTAAGATGAAGCAACAGCGACAACGTCGTTACAAATCAGTTAATGATAAAGTATTATTTGATAATATAAAAAAGAAACATAATAAAGAAATTACAACTTATTGGAATAATTCTGCGATAACTCCTGGAACTAAATTTATGAAAAAATTAACAAATAGAATAATTGATTATTGTAAAGAATTAAAACAATTAAAAAATATAAAAATAATATTTTCAACAGCAGAAACACCTGCAGAAGGAGAGCATAAATTATTACAACATATTAGAAATTCTAATAATGATTATAAATATGTCGTGTATGGTTTGGATGCAGATTTAATATTTTTATCGTTGTCAGCGAATAGAGATAATATTTATTTAATGAGGGAGAGTAATGAAATTAATAAAAATAATAAAGAAGTGTTTAATTTAGTTGATATCGATATATTAAAAAAATGTATTATAGAGCAAATTAGTGAAGTAATATTAAAAGATGATTTAAATAAAGAAAAAATAATAAGAGATTTTATATTTATTTGTTATTTTTTAGGTAACGATTTTTTACCACATGTGCCTTCAATTGATATAAAATGTTTTGATAGGAATAATATTAATGGATTAGATTTAGTATTACAAGCATATGCGAATACTTTTGATTCGCTAAACGAATATTTAATAATATATGATGATAAAATTAGATATAATTTAGAATTTTTACAATTATTTTTAGATTATTTATCATTATTTGAAGAAGAATTTTTTATAAATATGTATAATAGTAAAAAAAGATTTTATAAGATTAATTCTAATGATAGTTATGAAGTAGAAAAGAATAAAATAGAAAATTTATTATTTAAAATTGAAGATGATATTGAATTAGGTAAAGATGATAAAGATGATTATAAATTTAGATATTATAAAAAGTATTATAATTCAGAAATTAATCAAAACGAATTAATAAAATATAGTTGTTATAAATATATAGAAGGATTAATATGGATAGCTAATTATTATTTTAATAAATGTGAATCTTGGGACTGGTATTTTCCATTCGATCACGCTCCTTTTGTAAGTGATTTAGCAGATAATTTAAAACGGTTTAATTTAGAAGAAGTAAAATTTAATTATGATAGTGCTCCATTAAAACCAATTGAGCAATTATTGTGTATATTACCAAATAAATCTAATTATTTAGTACCCAAAAAGTATAGATGGTTAATGTGTAATGCAAACTCTCCTATAATCAATCTATACCCTGATAGTTTTGAATTAGATCTTCTATATAAAAGTAAATATTGGGAGTGTATTCCCATCTTACCTGACTTAGAAATCGATAGTGTAAAAAAAGAAGTTTCAAAAATAGATGAATCAGATAATAGTAATTATGTCAAAGAAGTAATTATATTTTAATTTTTTTTCTTTATTAAATTAATGAAAACATTTGTAAATTTACCTCAAAATTATAAATTATTTTTAGATGAATTTAAAACTATATTAAATAAATCTTTATTAGAAAATATACTAAGAAATGAATTAAGTTACGAAGAAGTATTTAAACTACACAATTATATTGATAGTATAGCTGAAAAATATAATTGTAATAGTTATGATATAAATAAATTAATTAATTTTTATGATAAAAATAATAAATTAATAGATTTATTAAAAAAAATAGCATCATTAAGAAATAAGTATATTGTTGTTAAATCACAAAAAACTGACTTATGGAAAAATAATATTGATAATCTTAAAAGTAAATTTAAAAAATATAATAAAACTAATATTGAACAAGCATTTGTTAAATTACTAAAGAAATATAAATATGATTGGAATGGTTTATGGACTATATTTGATATTGATAAAAATGGTAATATTAAAAATATTAATATATTTGACCTTGATGATTTAAAAATTATTGAATCATATATTACTAACTAAACTTTTTCATTATCTGGCCTTAGTTTATTAAAAAATTCATCTTCCTTCAAAATTTTTTCAGCATAAGTATACTCATCATTAATTAAAATTCTTCCTCGTTCCGCTATATTTTCACCATCTGTATACTTATTTGGAATTATTCTCCTTACAAAATCTTTTACCAATTTAGGTACACTTTTTGATTTCCAAAATTCTGGAAAAAATCCTTTCCTTGTTAACGTATTGAAAAAATAATGTATATCATAATATCTATTCATTTCTGAATTAATATTAATTTTATCAGTCCATTTAGCATCAACTTTAGTATTATCAACAACTCCTTTAATACAAGCAAAATCAAAATCCCATATTTTAATTTGAATACCTATATTTGGAATTATGTAAGTTTTATCATTTATCTTATATTTAAATTTATTATTTTTATTTCTTGATCCAATTTTTTGAATTAAAATATTATTTGCTTTTAAATCATTGTGTCGAAAACCTGGATACTTTGTTTGAATAACACATAATGCAGATAATATTTGAAAAAATATTACTCTCCACTCTTTTATTGTCATTTTATCTTTATTCTCTTTAATATATTCTAATAAATCACCTCCATCTGCCCACTCACTAATTAAAATTGATACTTTATCATATAACTCACCCTTTTTATATCTATCTATAAATTGATTATATTTCTTATCGCTTACTACCCCCTGATCTTTTAATAATAAAAAAGGTTTAATATCAGTATTAAATGTTCCTATTGGTAATACTAAATGTGGTGTTTGATTATTTATTACAAAATAACTTAAAACTTTCAACATATTAAGTTCTGCATTTTCAGGCCTTCTAATGTCATCATACTTACCATAATTTTCTCTTTTTGGATAACCAACTATTTTAACCGCAAAATGAGGTTCATCAAATTTATTAGGATTAAATCCCCTAAAAGTATGACCAGTTGAACCACTTTTAACATAGACTAATTTACCACCAATTTTATTCATAACATCACTAAAATCTAAATTTTTTTTCTTTAAAACGTCTTTTGTATCTGTATTATTTGTAATATTAACAAATGATTCTGTATTTATATTATCTAAATCTATTAAACACTCTAATTCATTATCTTTCAAAATATTTTTAATATTATAAGTCCTATTCTTATTATAATAACTCATATAATATATACTAAAATTTTTTGCTTAAATTACTTTATTTAAATTTATCATACAATTTTAATGATAAATTAATATATTCATTCATTGCCTCTTCTTTTGATAAACCCATAACTGAGTTCCAGGCTTCCCATTTTGTTGTTTCTTTTAAATTAAAAAAACTTGGTTTATTAATATTTATATCACCTTCTTTTGCTTGTTTATAATATTTATAAACTGATACTAATTCATCTTTGTTTAAATCATTACTCATTGTTTTTATTAAATCAACTGACAAATTAAATGTTTCTTCCATTAATTTTAATTATATAAAATTTAAATAATTAAAACTAAACATTTTTATATTTTTTTATCATTAAATATACTTTTTTTAAAATTGATTTTTTTCTAGAAATTAATATTTTTATTAATTTTTTTGCTCTTTCTTTATTTTTTACATTTTTATATATTACATCTTTAATTAAATTATTATTAATTTTTTGTAATTTTTTTGCTTGATAAATAATTTCTCTTTCTGAAATATTAGAAATATATTTATTATATTTATAATTTTTTTTTAAACTTTCTAATTCAATGACTATATTTCCAAATTCATATGTACCATCTGTTCCCTTTTTTTTTCCTTTTGCTCTATAATCCAAACTTCCACCATTATCTAATCGTAAAGGATTATTATCTTCTGTAAATAGAATATTATCATTTTTATAAATATCCCAATTTGCTAACCACGCATCAATTACATATCCTTCTCTAATTTTTTTTTTATTAATGTCTGATACATCAATAATTTTTTTTAAATTTGGATTATATTTTGATAAAGTTACAAAATACTCTCCATCTATTGCTAAAAAAAATATAGGAGTTTTTAATCCTGCTAAATTATATAATTTAGAAGCTAAAATTTCAGTTTCAATTCGCTCATATAATTTTGATAGTTTTCCATAATATTTTTCATTTTCTGGAGATATATATATATAATTACTTTTTTTCTCTTTTGATTTTTGTTTTTTCCATAAAGATATATCTAATAAATAATTATAATTAGTATCATTCATTTATATAAAACTAAATATTTTTATTTAAAAATCTTGTTAAAAAATAACTTACTATAGATAAAATTATCGATAATAAATGAATATTCATTACAGATTTATTCTTTCCACAACCAAATTGTTTAAACATACATTTATTCTCATCCTCATAAATTAAAAAATCAGGCTTTATTAAAAATAATAATACCATTATTATAAAATATACATAAAATGAATTTATAATATTATCATTCATATATTAAATATTAAAAAAACTTTCAGCTTCTTCTGTATTTATCTCAGAATATTTTGTGTCGTTTATCGAATTATCTGGTAATTCATCCTCCGTTATACTATTTGATAAACTATCAAAATTATTATAACTATTTAACTTTCTATAATTACCTCCTGGTAAATAACTACTACTCAATCCTATCATATTTATATAATTTAAATGTAACTTCTCATTACCACCCTTCTTCAAACTAATTACCTCTACATCTAATACCAAATTATTTTGCTTCTCATCTATACTATACTTTTGTCTCTCATACTCATATGTTCTATTTGTTTTAATTTTATACTCACAAATCATCTTAAAATTAATTTTTACTTCATTATCTACCTCTAATTTAACTATGTCCTCTAAATTAACTAATGTTAAAAAATGATTTTTAGGTAAATTAGAATTTATAGATTCCACTAAAAAATCAGTTAAAGGATTTAACTTCCCTACTTTCATACTATTTTTTACTACAGGAGAATTTCTATAATTAAATTCTAAATAATTTTCATTTCCATCATTCGCATTCTTGATTACCCTATTTAATACATCTTTTAACACATTTAATCTAAAATCATCCACATTATTATTGAAATTATTAAAAGCTAAATTTATTTGATTAGATATTGGATAATATGGACTAAATAAAACCTCAAATGTCTCTTTACTCACATTTTGTTTTACATATACACATATTAAACTAATAAGTAAAACTAATAAAAATATATCTTCAAATTTTATCATATATATTTTTTATAAAACTTTTTTTATAAAAAAACTTATTTTTCTATATACTAATTTTAGTCTTCAAAAAACTTATATCATCTAATGTTAATCCAACTTTAACTAGTTTATCTAATATTTCTTGTTCTTTACTTTCATCTAATGGATTATCTTTTTTGATTTTAACAATATCTTCTCCATACTTTTCAATTCTTTTTTCTCCTAATCCATAAACTTTCTTTAAATCTTTAATATTATTTACATTAATACTTAATAATATTTCAATTGTTTTATTAGGAAATATTTGATATAATTTACATTCTTCTTCTAAAGCTTTTTTTTTACGATATTCAATTAATTTATCTTCTAAATTTTTATTATTAATTTTACTAACTTTTTCTTTTACATTAATTTCATAAATTTTATCATCAATTTTATCTAATTTTTGTTTTATAAATTCTTTTCCTTTAGTATCAAGTTTTATTACAGCTCCAAATGAATTTTCTAATTTTTCTTCTAACAAATATTTATTTAATATAAGGAATCTAATTATTTCTTTTATTCTATCTTTTTTAATATCTTTTAATAAACCAAATGTTGAAATAGTTTTTAAACTATCATTTATCTTTTTAGATTCAGAACCAAATAAAATATCACATAACATTGAAGTACCATAATTATACTTTAATTTTTTAACTGTCTTCAATACATAATAACATTCTTTAGTTATATCTAATTTTATTTCTTCACTATTTAATAAACAATAATCACAATGAGTACAATCTTTAATACTCTCACCAAAATAATTAGTAATATATGACATTCTACAACCTTTATGATTTACAAATCTTTCTATCTCTAATATCTTCTCCATTTGAATCCTTTTTAATTTATTATCTTTAACATTATTTAAAAAACTTTTATTTATATTAAAATCTCCAGGAGACCAATAAAGATATATATCACTTTTTAAACCATCTCTACCTGCTCTACCAATTTCCTGATAAAATGATTCCATATCTTTAGAAATACCATAATTTATAACTAAACGAATATTAGGCAAATCAACACCCATTCCAAATGCAATTGTGGCGATAATTATCTTAACCCTCCCTTCAGTAAATTTTTTTTGAATAGTATTTCGTTTATCATTACTCATTCCTCCGTGATAACTTTTTGATTTTATTTTAACTTGTTTAAATTTAAAAACAAAATCATCAGTTTCATCTTTAGTTTTACAATAAATAATAGCTTTATCATCACCTATTTTTGTAACTAAATTGACAATTTCATTAAAATCTAAATTTTTATCAGATTTACGAATTATATTAATATTTAAATTTTCTCGATAAAAACTAGATTTTATAATAACTGGGTTATTTAAGTTTAATGTATCTTTAATATCGTCAATTATTCTTGGTGTAGCTGTAGCTGTTAAACTTAATAATGGTATATCTTTAATCCATTCTCTTATTATGCCTAGTTTCTTATATTCTGGTCTAAAATCACTCCATGTACTTATACAATGACTTTCATCAATTGCTATTAGTGATAATAAATTATTTTTAGATAATGATTTAACAAAATTTTCACATTTAAAAAAATACTCTGGAGACATATATACTATTCCACATTCTCCTGCTAAAATTTTATCTTTATCATTATTTTTGTTAAAATTATTACTGTTCAAACAATATACAGATATATTTAATTTTTTTAATTTATTTAATTGATCTTCCATTAAAGATAATAAAGGAGAAATTACAATTACTGTTTTTTTTGTTATTAAAAATGGTAATTGATAACAAATACTCTTACCATATCCAGTAGCAAGAATTCCAATTACATCTTTACCATCTAATATATTCTTTATAATCTCTTCTTGTTTATCTTTTAATTTCTCATATTTAAATTTTGTTTTTAGTATAATATCCATTTTATAAGTATTATACTAATTATTCTCTTATATTTAATTTTCAATTTTCATCATTATAAAACATTACTTCTTCATCATCATCTTCATTATCTATGTCATCTATATCTAATGCATCACTTTTTTCTAAGTTATCAATTTCTTCATTTAAAAGTTCTTCTTTTTGTTTTTCATCTATTTCATTAACAAAATCAGTTTCATCATATTTTTCTATAAAATCTTCACACATTTCTAAATTATAAATATTCTTATATTTAATTATTTCAAAATTATAATATTGTTCATAGTTGCTTATATAATTATTGTAATTACTTTTAATAATAAATTTCAAAATATTAATTCTAATAAAATTATTACTATTTATATTTAATAACAAAATGATATTTTTTAAATAGTAATTTAAAATAATGTTAAAATTTTTCGAATAATTTTTTAATTCATATTTAGATATAATTTCAAAATATTTTTTAGGTAATCTTTCCATTGTTTTTGAATATTGGATACATTCTAAATCACTAAATAAACTTTTATTATTATGATTCATATTTAAATTTACTACTCTATTTATATAATAATCTATTAATTCTGATTTATTTATTTTTTTATACTTAATTAAAAATAAATTATCCTTTAACATTATAATATACATTTTTATATTATTTATTATATCATTCATTATTAAATTAATATCTTTTTGATTATTATAATAATTTTTTTTAAAGCCTAAAGTTTCAAATTGTTCTTTTACTGATGGAATATATTGAGCATATAAATTACTCTTTCTTAAATCAGTAATTTCATTTTTATTCAAATAACCTAAATAATGTAAATTATATTTGTTAAATATTAATTTTATTTCATTTACTTTATCATATACTTCATATACATCGGTATTAAAAAAAGTGTTTTTTTTACTTATTACTTTTTTATCATCCAAAAATATTACTAAATTATTTTTTATGATATTACCTAAAAAATCAAATTTTATATTCAATTTACTTTTTACTAAATTATGCTCAATATTACTAATTTTAATATTATCTGTTTTTAATATTTCTTTTACTAAAATTATGAATTTATCTAATAAATTTTTTTCTACTTCTATTTTTTTATAATATATCTTTTTATCCTCACTTTCAATTAAAATATTTTCTTTATTTTTATAATTTTTTAATATTTTATCTTTTACATTTATATTTAATTTTTTTATTTGATTCAAATCAAGAATATTTTTTCTTTTGAATCCATTTTCATCATATGAAGATAATATTCTATTTTCTAAATTTATTTCATATTTCAAATAAATATCATTTAAATATTTTTTATCTAAAATTATTTTTTGATGTTTTTTTATAGGTAAATAATAATTGTTAAAATTGTATTTTACTAAATCTGATTCTGATTCTTGAAAACTACTTAATTCAATCGATTTTACATTACTTTTTTTAATTGAAATTTTATTTTTATCCTTATCAAATAAAACTTTTTGATTACTTTTTAAATTTAAAATTTCTATAACATCACTATTTTTTTTAAAATAATTAAATTTATTTATTATTCTACTACAAAAAATTTCATATAAATAATTTTTTTTTTTATAAGAAAATACTTCTAATAAACTATTAGTAAGATCAAAGAATGTATTTATAATACTTTTTTGTTTTAAAGATATATCACCTGAAGATGAATACCATGTATTAGTTGTTGATAAATTACATGAAAAATAATAAAGTAAAAAACATAATAATTCATTATCTAATAATTTTATTGTATTTAAGTTATTATCTATTAAAAGTTTAAAATCAGAAAATAATATATTTTTAATTTTTTCATAAATAAAGATATTACAAATTTTATTAAAATCAAACATTACTATTTGACTTTTATTTAAATCTAATATCATAAATAGTAGTATATAAACTATTATCGAATTTAATTTAATTTTTTTAAATTTATCTTTTTCTTCACTTGATGATTTAAATAAATCATTTGTTAATGGAAATATGAAAAAATTTGTATATTTTGTATTAATACCGTATTTTCTATTAGCATTAGTCTGTCTTTCTAAATTCGACATATTTTTTACTTTTAATGTTTTTTCGTGTATTTCTATTAAATCAATTATATTTTTTATTATTTCTTCTCTCCTTAACTTAACTATTGGTTCATTACCTGTATAAAAATTTAAATTATTTATTCTACCTATTCTTTCTATCAATTTATCTAAGTTTTTAATTACAATTGAATATTTTTCATATTCTTTCATTTCTGATATTTTTTTTCTATTATTTATTACTAAATCTATACCTGTTGAACCGTCATACTCATTTACTAAATAATTCTTAACATCTACATATTGTTTACAACTTTTACATATATATTCTTCCTCTAAGTTTATTATAACATATTTTTTAATAAATTTGTATAACAACTCTTTTTGTAAATTTACATTTTTTATTTTTTTTGACTTTATTTTATTCCAATCTATTATATGTTGACAATATGCATTATTTTCTTCTATTATTATCAGATCTTTCTTCTTAAAATATGGAACATAATAAGTTTTTTCTTCTTTAAATAATCTATTATCTTTTACTTTTTTTATAACATCTCCTAATATACCATAAATTTTATTTTCATTATTATCGTATATATCGTCTGTATCCTTAATTACTTTGTATCGTGTTTTCAAGACTTCATCAATATAATAATTCTTTCTATTAATATGAAATTTTAAAAATTTATTAGAGTAATATTTTACAAATTTTTTAATAAAATAAAAATCTAATTTATTTTGATACTCTAACTTTCTTATTATAAATTTAGAAATTTCACATTTTATAAAGTGATATAAATATTTAAATATTACGTTTATATCAAAAACATTTATATTAAGATCAAATTCTTCTTTCTCCAATATGTCGTCTTTTTTATTAAATATCCAATAGTAATTATTGTCTAATTTGTTATTAATTTTATCAATTATTAATTTTTTACATCCCTCAATTGCATTTTTATTTATGTTTTTAATATTTTTAAAATCTTTAATTTTTATGTTATAATCTTTTAAAAAACATAAACCTACTATATTTACCGTTTTGTCTCTACTAATATTTCTAATTTCTATTTTTGCATTTTTATCTACCAATGTATTATTTTCTAAACTCTCTATACCTGCATATCTTACACTTGTAAAATTCTTATTCGTTAAATAAACTACACCTTCATCTTTAAAGTTTTTAAAATTAACATAATTACTTTTTCTTAAGTTTTTTAAATCTAAAAATTCATTATTATCTAATAAACCCCCACTTCCTGATAATAAAACTTTCTGTATTATATTTAATTCATCATATTCATTATATAATATTGCTTTTCTATGCGCTAAAGGTTTGTAAAAATATTTATTTATCTCATTTAGTAATCCTTTATTATTTTTTACCTTTAATGAATAATAATTTTTTATTTGCTCATTTTTAAATAATATATTCTTTATTCTTGATGTTTTAATATTTGAACTTATATTCATTTTATCTAATATTTTATGGTATCTTAAAAATTCATCTGTTATTGGTACAACTATCTTTGTATTTAATAAGTTATCTATTATTTTATCATTATTATCAAATACTTTTTTATCTAATTCTTCAAATAAAGATATAATTTCATTAGCAATACCTAACTTTTTTTCGTTATATGTTAGCAAAGATTCTATGTTAAAGTAATCAAATTTTAATACTTTTGGTACGATAATATTAATATTTTGTTTCTTTGTAGAATCTAAAAATATTAAATTAAAAATTTTTTTTCTATAAAATAAAGAATATATTCTTTTTAATATTAATAATTTAATTATATTATGATTCTTTTCATATAAATTATTTTTTAATAATTTATCATTAATTTGAGAAATCCCTAAATCATTTAATATATCAATTATTTCTTTATAGTTTATATCATTTTTATAGAAATAAAGCATTTTTTCTTTGTTATTCAAAATTTGTAATATATCATTTAAATAATTAAAATTTTTAAATAAATTTGTTAAATAACCTAAATTAGTAGTATCAAAAATTTTATTATTGATTAAATAAGTTTTTATATCATCTAAATTTGATATTTTATTTGCATATATTGAGAAAAATAAATAAATATTAATTAATAATATTGTGTTTGACCTTATTTCTTTATAATTACTATTATCTTTGAAAATATCTAAATTTAATAAATATTTTTTTAAATCTATTTTTTCTAGATCTTTTAATTTTAAGTTTTTAAAATTTAAATTATTAAAAATTAAATCTAATATTTTATCTAATAATATGTCATATTCATATACATACATATTATACTTGAGATAATATTAATAAATATAAATATTTAAAGAATTAATTATAATTATTTATAAATGGACGAAATTAATTTAGAATTAAAACAGTTTATATCATCTTTAGATGAAATTAATTATAATAATTTGAAAAATAAGTTACAAGAAAAAATTCCTAACATAAATATTAGATATGATGAAAATTTAGTTAGTATTTCAAATACATTTTCAAGAAAAATGAAAAATGTATCAAATTTGGAAAAAGAGTGTAGATCAGTTATTTTAGATAAAGAAACTTTAGATATTATTTGTTATTCATATGATGATATTTATTATAATCAAGATGCAAAAGAATATATATTAAATAATGGATTAAAAAATTATGAAATTCAGGAATGTTTTGAGGGTACATTAATATCTGTGTATTATCATAATGATAAATGGAATATTTCAACAAGACAATATATTGATTCAAAAAAATCTTATTGGACTAGTGACAAATCTTATTATGATTTATTTTTAGAATGTATTAAAATTGATTTTGAAACATTCACTAAATATTTGAAAAAAGAAAATAATTATTTTTTTATTTTAATTCATCATGATAATAAACATATAGTTGATTACACAAATTATTTTAATGATCAAGAGTATAAAGAAATTATTCATGTAATGACTAGATGTAAAAAAACGCATAAAGATTATGATAATGATGATAAGGATCAATGGAATATGGAACCTAATTTTCGTTATCCAAAAAGATTTATAAATGATGATAAAGAAGTAAATTATATAAGTGATTTAGTAAATAATAATAGTGAAATTACAATAAATAAAATGGATAAAATGTATGATTTTGATGTTTTAGATGCAATAAATAAAAAAGCAAAATTAGAATTACCAGTAGAGTGTGAGGGTTTTTTAGTTAAAATGCATGATGAAAATAATAAATTAATAATTTTAAAGTTTCAAACAAATTCGTATCAGTTAATGAGTGCATTGAAGCCTAATAATAACAATATATATATGAGTTTTGTAGAATTGTATCAGCAAGACTTATTAAAAAAGTATTTAAATTATTTTCCAGAGAATACTAAATTAGAGAATAATAATTCTGTGTATGATACCATAGGTGTAATAGATGCAACATACAAAGTATTAACAAGTGAATTGTATGAATTATTCAAATATTTGTATGATTTAAGAGATTGTAGTCATAAAAACAATAAAATTTATAAATTATTACCAACAGAATATACTATTGCATTATATAAAATTAGAGGTATTTATTATACAAATAAGGAAAAATTTATTCACAATAAGAATATTGACAAAGGACAATATTTCTATTATTCAATAAAAATTGTTGATATTTATAATTTATTAAAAAAAAATTATGATATCAAAGATTTATTAAGATTATTAAAATCAAGAAAAAATTTATTATGTAAATATAGAGACAATGATGAGTTTGGCAATATATTTAGTGACTTTTCTAATAAATGTGATAAGGTATCAATTAAGATGATTGGAATTCTTTTAAATAAAATGTTCCCTCATGAGCCTTATTTAGAAATCGAAGATTGATTTTTTTTTAAATTATTTATTTCTTTTTGTTGATATTTAATTGCTTCAACAAGCATAGGTATAACATTATCGTATTTAATTCCTTTATATTTATCATTACTATCAACTAAATTACTATCAATCTTTTCAATTTCTTGAGCAATTAATCCTTTATCATATTGATTAGTAATTTTATTTTTATAAGTATAACCATTAAATTTCATTAATTTATTAATATTATCATTACTATTAATAGGTTGAATATTATTTTTTAAATTTATATCAGAGTAGGTAATATTATTTGCGCTTTTTATTTTATTTGTTTCTATATTACTTGTTCTAATTAAATTAGATTCTAATGCTTTCTCAATTTTTAAATTGTCTTGTATAACAAATGCTCCATCTATTACTTCTCCATCTATAATTTTATTCCCATTATTTATTTTTTGTTTATTATCATAAACAATATCTGAATATTTATTATCTGAATAAAATCTAATTCCATTATTTGTTTGCAATAAGTTAGATTCAATTCTTGTCCATTTTTCATCTTCATCTTTTATTCCCCAATTACTACCTTGTTTAAAATTAGTAACTCCCTCAAATAATGATCCATTACTTACAATAATTGAATTACCATTACCATTAAACTTTGTAGATTTTGAAAATGTATTATCCCCCTTTAAATTAACACCATCTTTTGAAAATGTTATTATTTCTTTATTTTCAGGACCATAAACTACATCTAAATTATCTCCAAAAAAATTTATTTTACTTCTATTAATATCGCCTCCTACTAATTCTAATCCACGATTTAATTCTGAAAAATTTTTCCTATCACCTTCATTCTTATTTAAATTTATCTGTAACGATCTATCACTACCACCAGTTAACCTAACATCCTTCCTAAATCGACTTATACCTTCTACATCTAATGAATAATTATTATTTACTTTATTTGTTCCTATACCAATTGTACTTCCATCTGATGTTAAATTTACTGAATTTAATTTGTCATCCTTTACATAAAATCCATCTGAAGATACTCCTATAGTTGTACTTTTATCACTTCTATCGTCTTTCATAATAATACCTGCACTTCCAGAACTTAAATTATTATTTTGAATAGTTACAGGTCTATCACCCATAATATGTAAATTATTCTCAGGTTTACTCCCTTGTAAATTAACACCTGTAAAACCACTTTTATCATTTAATAGTGTATCATCACCATCTTCATTGATATAAGTACTACCTCTACTATTCTTACCTATATATATTTTTCCTGAATCTAAATTATCTTCACCAACATTTGCTGCATCTAAGTAAATATCTCCATATGTTGAATATATACCTGCTTCTCCTGTATCATTATTTGCACCCCCAATTATTAGCGATTTATCACCTTCACTATTTGGACCTATCCTTAAATAACTATCACCCTTAAATCTAGCTACTATATTCTTTGGTGTTGTACAATTATTATCATCTACACACCATAATGTTCTAGATATCATATCACCTTCAGATAAACCATCACCAACAGGACCAGGTGGTCCAGCTGGTCCTTCACTACCTCTTAAACCTCGATCACCTCTTAATCCTCTCATACCAGCTTCTCCTTGATCGCCTTGTCTTCCTTCAAAAAAGGGTTCTATATTGAAAAAGTTTTTAATAATAGTTTCTTTGAATGGATGTATTAAATAATCTAAATTAGTCATTATATAATATTATATATTTTAATTATATTATTAAAAAAATTTGAAAATATAAAAAATTATTTCTAAAAAAATAAATTAACTAAGATGATTTTTGAATTAATTAATTTTTATTTCTATTTACTTTTAATAATAAATATATTATTAACGGTATTATTATATAAAAGTTTTAAAATAATTAATGAATTTAAGAAAATACTAATTGAATTTAATGATATACAAATAACTAATAAAAAAAATAATGAAACAGTTAATGAATTTAAGAAAATATTAATTGAATTAAATGATATACAATTAAATAATGAAAAAAGTAATGAAATAATTGTTGATCTACTTAAATTAAATTTATTAAGTTATGCTCATAATGTTTTAGAAAAATAAATTAATTATAAAAATTATATTCTTTATCAGATTTATTTGGATATGATAAATCATAAGTTTCATCTAACTCTACAAACTCCATTTTTTTATTCACAATTGGTAATTTAGAACAACAAATTTCATAATCTCGATTATGTTGATCTTCCTCTTTAGTTGGTACATCTCTATATCTAATACCCCATACCCATCTCCATCCATCTTTTTTAACCCATTTTCTGTAACGTTCAATTTTATATTGTTCTAAATCAGTTTTCCAATATTTTGATTTAATTCCTCTAATAACTTCATCTTCAGCACAAGTTCCTTTCAAAAAATAACTATCTCTCTGATCTACTTTTCTCCAATT